ATACTCAACAATTATCAAACTTTTATTAATAGATTTACATTTCATATAAATCTAATGATTCCTCATCTTCTTCATCTGGAGATTCTAAATCATCTGAATCAACTGGTTGTGTAAGATACTCCTCTGGATCATCTTCTTCCTCTTCTTCTGTAGTTGTAACTGTATCTTCTATTACAATTTCCTGAACACATTGTGTATCAGGAGAATGGTAATAACATTCAAAGAAATCTTCTTCATATTTCTTTTTATCCTCTTTTATTTCTTCTTTCAAAGGATCATCTGCAAAATCTAAAATCTGTTTTTGTAAAACAGGTTTCTTATTTTGAACTATTTTACCATTTTTTTGTATATATGGTTTAGGTTTCTTCATTGCAACCAAATCATGCTTCTTAAACTTAGAAGGTGTATAATTACGCTTTTTACTTATCAAGTTATCTACCGGTAAAAGCCTCTGAATCAAACGAAACTTAAATCTTCGATTTATAGCTTCAATCATTGCTGGATCTCTCCAAATTTGCGATGGCAAATATTGCGAAGTAACTATTATCTTCTTTGGTCTAATTAAAACAGAATGATTTTTGATTTCTACTCTAAAAGAATATTTATCTGCCCATCTCTTAAGAAATTGGCCTAAAAATTCACAAGATTTGTCTACATCATCGATGAGAACAACATCTTCTCCTTCATACTGATCCCACCACTTATTCAGCATCTTCTCATAAAATCCGGGATTTTCTGTTCGTGCTGTATGTGATTTGCCAACATCTGATGGTCCATGTAACCATTCCCCACAGACATTGTCAAGATCATCCGGTTTTTGTTGAAAGTCAAACTTTATTTGTTTCAAAGTCCGATAGTTTTGAACAAAAATTTTGGCTTCTATTTTATCCAAGTCTCCTTAAAATTAATTTATTAAAATTTACACTCAAAATCTCTATGATCTTCATAAAATGATTGAAGAAGTAAAAAATCATCTAAAGATAATTTATATAAAAAATCTTCATCTTCTGTTAATTGATATGCATCAACTAATTCAAGAAGGTATTGAATATTTGAACCTTTCTTGGCAAGCTCCTTTGTTTCAGTCCACAATTGTTTTGTAGAATTGCCACCTTTAATTTGTGCAGCATGTCGTCCTTCTGGAAGGACTCCGAACTCCACAAATTGTCCATCCTTTTTGCAATAATCTGAAGCTTCTTTAGGTGATCCTCTCGTAATCTCAAAATGGCCGCTTCGTGGCCACCATCTTCGTAACGTTGGTAAAGTAATTTGCTTGTTTCCACAAATAAAGCATTGCAAGTGGCTTGTTCCACTAGCACCAACTTCTTTTCCATAAATCCAGTATGCGGTATACTGTTTAATATCCTCAAATTGGCGTATGTCATCATCAGTATAGTTATTGATGGTGATACACCAATATTTTGCCTTTTGTGTAGGTTTGGGTATCGCAGCTGCATTTTCACCTGAGTTGTTCACTGTACTTTGCTCCATGGATTTTACAAATCACATGAAACTTCTCAGCTTAAATGCAAACACGTGTAAGAAAAACCCGTATTGAGATTTCAGCCACTAAATCTAATCCGAGAATCACGATAATTATATCGCGATAATTATCATGATACTTTTTATCACAATAAAATTTTCAATTTTCTCGCGAGAAAAACATTTATTATTTTACATTTTAAAAATAACTATTTATCTCTATATCTTAATCTATTTTCAAAAGCAAATGAAAATCCTTCGTTTCCTGCAACAAAACTTCCAAAAGTTACTAAAAATAATCCTCCAGTAGCAATATCACCTATCACAGCTGGTGCTGAATCAGCTTTATATTGCACAATTAATCCTTTCAACTTTAAATACCAATTTATATCATACAAATTCACAGTAGGATCCTCAAAACCTTTATTAGTAATAACACCTGCAGTATCTGTAAAACTAGGCAATGTAACATGATGATCTTTTAAAATAACAAATCTATCTCTGTTATTTAAATTAACTCCAGATAATGTTCCTGTTGTATTCGCAGTTGCTTGATCCGTGGTTTGTAAAATGTCCGCAATTGCAGGCAATGCTCCATTTGTCTGTCTATCATAAACAATCATAATTCTAACATAATCTTGGTTAGCAACAGTTCTAATTGGAACAAGTGCACCAACTAATCTAGCACTTTCCATTTCAATTTTTCTTCCAATTCTGTTACAAAATGTTGAACCTGCTCTAATTAAATTCAAAGGTGTTATCACAGCCGTTGTATTTACTAAAACAGTATTATTTGGAACATCCAGAGCTTTCAGCTCTGATGTCATCTTAGCATAACTTTGCCTTAATTCTCCAGGCTTCTGAAAACTTCGTTTTGAAGAAGTTCGTTTTTTTGTAGATGCCTTTTTAGCAAGAGGTGCTCCTTTCCTTTTCATTTCCAGTTTTAAACGTGTTGCATGTGTCAGCACATGCAGCGAACTGGTCGTTCTTTATCTTTATGTTATAACCGTCATTGATAAACACAATAATTTGATACAACATCGCTCCCTGATTCAACCTATCGGTTGAATCAGGGGCCCCAAGGCTTTGTTGTATCAAATTATTGTGTTTATAATTAGGTTATAATATAAAAAGAAAGCTAAAATGTTATCTTAGCTTTCGCAGTGCTCGAGCATTTGTAAAGCAAGATGCTCGGTAGCCCTGCTGGGTAATAATCGAATTTTTTTTTTAAAAAATTCGTGACCCAGCAGGGCTTAAGAAAAGAGCATGGCGGATGGTCCGTATCACTACTTAAATATCAGGCCGACATACTAACAATTGTGCGGGCCGCTACCCGCGGCCCTTTAGGGCTTGGCGGATGGTCCGTAAAGGCGTGGCGGATAGTCCGTATTAAACCCTAACCCTAATCCTATACTCAACAATTATCAAACTTTTATTAATAGATTTACATTTCATATAAATCTAATGATTCCTCATCTTCTTCATCTGGAGATTCTAAATCATCTGAATCAACTGGTTGTGTAAGATACTC